GGTCATGCCATGGTCCCGAAGGCAGTAAACGTGAAGGTCACATCCCGCGTGGCCGTGGCCGTGCCGTCGTTCACCGTCAACCGCCACACCGCGGTGAACACCTGATCCTCGGTACCCCCCGTGCCCAGATCGACCTGCCCGTAGGCCCAGAACGAGCCGTTCAGCGTGTTGTTGATGTCGCAGTTGATCTGCGTGCTGCCCGAGACGAACGACCACCCGTACGTCTTGCCGGCGTTGCCGCCCGCAACCGCCTGACTGCTCACCACGTAGAACTTCCGCGGCGGCTTGAACGGATCGCCATCCCACAACACCGGGTTCGGTCCGCTGATCACCATCGGCACGTATTTCGTCGCACCGCACAGCTGCGCGAGGCGGATCGGCGCCACGGTGGGCACGGCGTTGTTCTGCGTGATGTTGGGCACCCACGCGCCGCCGCGGTTGAACGCGTGCAGCGGGGTGCCCGCAGGGGCGCCGAACTCCGCGCGGACCTGCGCCAGCGTGATCGGCGGGGCGGCGGGGAGCGTCACGGCAGCTTCGCCTCCAGCGCCTCGATGCGCGCCGACAGGGCGGCGTTCTGCCCCAGTGCGAACTGCAGGGCGACGGTGAGCGGCGCGACCAGCCGCTGGTAGGCCACCGACTTCATAGTCGCGGCGTCCTCGAACACCAGCTCGGGGGTGACCGCCAGCTGCTTGTCGGCGATCACACCGAAGTCGTCGCGGTTGGTCGAGATGTTGAAGAACCGCACAGCCTGCGTGCCGTTGATGATGGCGAGCGCATCCTCCACCGTCATCGGCTTCACGTTGCGCTTGATGCGGCTGTCGGAGGTGTCGGTCACCGAGCCACCCGACAAGGCGCCGGTCACCGTCAGGTTGCCCGTGATCGTGCCGCCGGACGTGCTGAGCTTGGCGCCCAGTGCGCTGGTCAGTCCGGTCACGTCGCCTTGTGCATGGCTGTGGGCCGACGGCGGGAACGTCGCCGGCGTGCCGGAGATGGGCCACGTCGGGGCATAGCCGATCGGCTTGAAGGTAGCATTGGCCCACGTCTCCGTGGCGAGGTTGCCGATGTCCGTGGCGTCGACGGTCGCCCCGAGCTTGCTGCCCGCTTTCCAGCCGATCTTCACCACGTTCGGCAGCTGCCCGATACCCGTGCCTTGCTGCACGGGCGTGTAGTTCAGCTTCACGTTCCACACCGTGTCGCCGTAGGTCTTCATGGGGGCCTGCATCTGATCGATCAGGATGTGGCCATCCACATCGAGAATCGGCGGGCCGCCGGGCAGGTCGCCGTTCAGCACGAAGTCGACGTAGGACAGGATGCCGGCGGTGACCCGGCACTCCACCACGGCGCCCGAGGTGAAGCTGCGCGCAGCAGTGCCCTCGCGGCCGCGCACGACCGTCAGCACATCCGAGGCGCGGTGCGTGCACTGCATGATTTCGATGTTGCCGTCGACGTCCTCCACCGTCACGTAGAACGATGCCCCAGCCACATCGGCAGGGAACATCGCGCCATCGCCGCCGGGCAGCACCAGCGTCACGTCGGTAGGCCCGACGTTGTTCAGGAGGGTGGAGGCGGCGTTGTTGGCGAACAGGATGCGACTGGCCATGATCAGCGTCCGGCAAAGAGGGGCGCAACCACGCGCTGGTGAGCCGTCTGGCCCCCGTCACGTAGCAAAGCGCGGGCGGCGAACTTCGCCTTGGTGTAGAACGTGTTGTTCACCGCGGCCATCGTGTTGTCCGTCCACGGCTTGGTCGGCATGGCCTGCAGCCGCGCCTTGACCCCGTACGCCAGTGCCTCCGCATAGTTGTCGAACGCATCGTCGGGCAGCATGTCGTCCTGCACGTCCAGCGTCAGCGTCTTGAACACGGTGACCTGCAGCGCGTAGGCCTTGTCCGGCGGCCGGCGGAAGCGCACGACCCCCGGGTACGTCTGCCACCAGCCGTCCGGTGCGCCCGGCTCCAGCGTGCCGGGGAACTGCGCACCTTCGGCCATATTGCGCATGGCACCGTTGCTGTCGGCGTTGGGCATGTTGATGACGCCGGCGACCTGTCCACCCGCGGCCGGCACCAGCCGGTAGTCGGTCAGACCGACGGACAGCGTGAGCGGGATGACCTCGCGCCACTGGGTGGTGGCCTTGAACCAGTCCCGGCCCACCTGACGGATGTAGAAATCCACCAGCGGCGTCTCGATCTGCCGCAGGTCCGTCAGCACGAAGTCGTGCAGGTCCGAGAATCGTGCCATCACTGACCTCCCATCAACGTCTTGGTGAACGCGGTGAGGAACGTCATGGCGCGACCGTCCACCGCGTACTCGTCATCGCGAATCTCAGCACGGCCAGCCACATAGTTGACGGTGGCCACGAAGCAAGAGTTCGTGAGCGGGAAATCGACGGTCGTAAAGTCCGGCGCAGTGGGGTCGACCTGCGGGAGGTTCTGGGCGTAGCGGCCCACGAACAGGTCGGGGCGCAGGCGATAGGCCTCCAGCACCGCGTCGTTGAGGTACCCAATGAGATCTCCCGTCGGGTACCGATAGCCCTCCGCGTCCAAGTCCTGCAAGACCTGCCGGACGCGCGCGAGCAGGTCTTGCACGGACCGGCTGGCCATTTACTTGTCCTTTTCCGGGTGGCCCTTGGACTTCTTCGGCGCCTCCACCGGCTCGTACTCCTCCGGGTGGGCGTCCTCGTAGCCGACGGGGTGTTTCAGCGCGGCGTACACCGTGCCGTCCACCTTGCTGCGGTAGAACTTCGAGGCCGCCTTTTTCGGACCGGGGGCGGCTTCGGATGACGGGGGCGGGGGCGGGGCTTCGGCCACGACCGGCGCGATGGGGGCATCGGACGTTACCGGCGCCTCGGGGACGACCGGCGCCTCGGGAGCGACCGGCGGTGCGACCGGGGTCTGCTCGGCCGACGGTGCGGGGGGTGGGGTCTTGGCCATGCTCAATCTCCGTGAGGAAAAAAGACGCCCTCAGTGTACCGAGGGCGCCCCGGTAAAGGGCTTAGCCCTTGACGCCGTACGCGATGGCCAGCGCCGTCGGCTGCACCACACCACGGCCGTAGACCATGAGACCGCGCATGATCGTGCCGAAGGTGTTCTCGGACCGGATGGTCTCGGTCTTGGTCAGCTGCGCGGCGTAGGTGACCGCCATCGGGTTCAGCGCGTAGATGTAGCTGGCGGTGACCGCACCGTCGACCGCGGTCGGCAGCAGGTTCGAGCTGTACAGCTCGAAGCGGTCGATTTCACCCAGTCGCCCGTTGCGCATGACCGACTGGCTGTCGCCGGTGATCGAGGCATTGCGCAGGTCGGACTTCTTGAGCAGCGCCGACATCCACGTCGGGATCACCAGCTTGCGGGTGGACTCCGGGATGTTGTTCTCGTCCAGCGCCTGACCGAGGTCGATGATCACGTCGATCACGTTGGCCGTGGTGATGGTCAGCGGAGCGCCGGTGGCACCCAGATTGATGTTGCCGGAGATGCGGCCGGCGGTGGCGCCCTTGTTGGTGGCGTCCGCACGGGTGCGCATGTAGGCCAGCACCTCGGTATCCACGGCGATCTTCATCTTCTCGGACGCGTTGTCCGCCCACGGTGCGGTCATGTTGAACATCGACTGCGCGTCGGCGACGTCATCCATGATGAAGTCCCAGTAGTTGCCCTGATCGATGACCAGTTCCTGCGTCGCCTGCACGGGCCGCTGGTGGGCCAGCGTGTCGCCCATCTTGTACGGCGTGATGGTGATGTCGGGGACTTGGTTGATGATTACCTTGTCGCCCTGCGACTTGATTTCACCGAGGTAATCGGTGGTGGAGATGGCCGGCACCACCGAGGCGTCGTAGAAACGCTCCAGCAGCTTGCGGGACCAGATTGTCGGGATGATGTTGCCCGAGTAGTCGGGGTGGCCTGCAGCGATCGGGTAAGTTGCCATGACGGACCTCGGTGGTGGCAGTGGGGTTTATTTTGTAACTCGACCCTCCAACGTGGCTTGGTCGATTTCCGCAGTCAGCTTGGCGTACTGCGCGCGCTGGGCGTCCGTCTTGTAGTGCCCCTTGGTGTAGTCGTCGTAGACCTTTTCAATCTCGGACAACTTCCACACTTTCTGGCTCCCCCGACCGCGAGTGGTGGAGGGAGAGCTGTTGGCGACAGGGGAGGGAGAGACGAACGCGTCGGCGGGCGCCGGACCGGCAGGTGCTGCCCCACTGGGGCGGGCGGGTCCGTTTCCACGAACCAGTCCTGCAGAATCCTTGTACGCGTTGAACATGCCCGCACACTTCTCGGCGTCTTTCCGTTGGTAGGCACGCACGAGCACGTTTTTGCGAGGTTCGTCGCTATCCTGCCCAATTTGATCGAGCCAGTCAACAAACTTTGTATCTCCGCGAAGATGCGCGGTGTTGATCGTCTGCCAGTCCGGCGTGCCGGTACCGTCGACCACCAGCTTGTCCATGCGCTCGTTGAACATCTGCTCGGCGCTCTGGGACACCACCTCGGACGTCGACTGGGAGGTCTGGCTCAGCGTGGCCAACTGCGCGCTCAGGCGCTGCACGTCGTTCATGAGCAGGCGGAACGGCTTCTGCCACTCCTCGCGTGCGGCGCGGCGGATCACGTCGATCAGGTCCTCGCCGAACTCCTTCACCTCGGCGTCGGACAGCAGGGACGGCTCCGGGGCCGCGGGGGTCGGTGCCGGCTCCACGGCGCGTGCGGCAGCCTGCGCGGCGAGGATGCGCTCCAGCGACTCCAGCCGGCCCTCGGTCTGCGCCATCTTGGTGACGTCGCGGTTGTGGATGCCTTGCAAGGTCTCGAACTGGTGACGCAGCGCGGCGTAATCCTCCGCGGTGATCGCACCGGACGGCTCGGGAGCGCTGGACGGCACCGCGTTCGGGTGCGGGGTATCGGATGGCGGCCGATCGTCCAGCGAGGCTTCGCCCTCGGGCGGAACGGGCGGGGTGCCTGCCGGCGGTGGATCGGACGGCGGGGTGGCAAGGGCGGCCAACTGCTGCTCGGCGGCACGGGCGTCGTCACGGATACGCTGGGGAGTTGCCATTATTTTGGTTTCCTGTGTAGGAGTTCGATGATTTCAGCCAACTGCTGTGCTCGACCTTGGAGGTTCGGCACGATCGTCGGTTGAACGTTGAACATGAGGTTTTGCTTGGTGTCCTCCAGCAGCATGGTGAGGTGCTGCTCAAGGATGGGGAACGCGGGGCTCAGCCGAAGCACGCCTGCGGCCTCGGTGAGCCTTTTGCTTTGCTCGGGGGTCAGCTTCGGACTCACGACACCACGACGCTCGGTGCCTGCCGCTTCTTGCCACCGCTCGGGTTCGACGCGAACGGCTTCTTGGTCGGGGTCTTGGCCATCGGCAGCGGGCCGCTGCGGATCACCTTGGACTTCGCCGACTGGGGTTTGGAGGAGGTCGTCATCTTGGCCATAGCCTTACACCTTTGCAGGGGCAGCCATACCGGCTGTCGGGTTGGTACCACCCATCGACGCAGGCTGCGATGCCTGCTGGCCGGGCGGCGGAGGAGCAGCGCCTTGCATGGCGCCACCGGGAGGACCGTTGGGCGACGGCGGACCGCCGGGGGCACCCCCCGGGGGCGGCATCGCCGCGCCGTTCGGCACGCCCGTGATGATCTTGTCGACGGGGAGCTGCAGGTCGCGCGCGATTTCCTTGATGATTTCGGCGCGGCCGGCGGGGCCGATGATCTGGGCGTCGATCGGGTTGCTGGTGACCTGCAGGAAGTCGGCGCGGCGCATGCGCAGCTGCTCGCGCTGCACCAGCTCGGTGGCACCCTTGGCCACGATGTTGATGTCGCCATCGTCCACGATGTCTGGGCGCATCAGCGCGAGGAAGATGTTGAGGTCGGTGACCGCCGGTTTGATCACGTTGTTGTCGATCGAGGTCACCGACTGCTTCATGGTCCGGCTGGCGGCATCCATGAGCATGGCCAGCCCGCTGCTGGTGCGGCCGATGGTCGAGACGCCCTGCGCGTTGCCCTGCATGTACTGCGGCATCGTCGAGAATGTGTCGGCCATGTCCATGAACGCCTTGAGCACACCCAGCAGCTCGCCGGCGTTGGACTGCGGCTGGAAAAAGTCGACCGGCTTGGCGTTGCCCGAGCCGGTGGGGTCGTCGGTGGTCGACCAGATTTTCCACGGGTACATGGTGATCTGCGTCTCGGAGCTGGCCATCCGGCCTTCGTTCACCGCCACCTGCGGGCCGGACGCGATCGCCATGTTGTTCACGAGGGCGCGCAGCGTGGCGCCGCCGCCGTCCTGAATGTCCTCGATCATCTTCGGTACGCCGAGGCCGTAGATCGACCCGGGCACGCGCTCGAAGCTGTCCACGTAGAACGGCTTGTTCCCCATCGGGTGCGGGTTCAGACGCACGCCGATCACCTTGTCGTCGATCAGCCACGCGGTGATGTCGAGGTCTTTCGACGCGTCAGGTACCTTGTTTTTCGGCACCCCCCATTCCATCAGCAGCTGACCGGACACCGGGCCGTGGAACTCCAGCATCGGAAACGGACGATCGACCGCATCGGTGCGCAGGCTGTTGTTGTCGTCGGGAGCACGGCGCTCCATGACGCTGCGGTCCTGCTCGACGTAGGAGAACCAGTCCTTCATCGCGTCGCTGTCGCGCTCCAGCACCTCCATGATCGCGTCGGTGTTGTAGCTCGGCAGCCCGATCAGTGCCTGCAGGGACGCCCGGGTGGCGCGCTGCTTGTGCACGATGTAGCCGTCCTGCGCCTTCTGCGACCACGGCGCGAAATACACGTCGAACGGCGAGCAGCGCTCCCACGTCATGGTGGGCTCGGACTTCACGACCGGCTTGCCCTGCTCCCAGTGCAGCTGGTTGCGGTAGTACACCACCGGACCTTTCAGCACGGCGAACGAGAACGTCGGGATGTCGAGCAGGAAGTCCCAGAGCGCTTGGTAGAAACCCCCCTGCTGGAGGATGTCGTCCATGTTGTCCTCGCGCAGGCGCATGGCCTCCGTGGCGTTCTGCATCGTGTGCTGGTACATCAAGTCGCGCAGCGCGCGCCGGCGGTCGAACACCATCTGCGGGGTGAGCGCGGAGCCTGCGCCGTTCATCGCCGCTTCCTGAATCTCGGTCTGCAGGATCGACTGGATCAGCGCCTCGGTCGCCGGGTCCGTCGGCATCTCCGGCTCGCTGGTGGCACCGATGCCCCATGGCCGCGCCTGCGAGGTGTACACGTCGCGCATGGCCGCCGCGACCGAACGCACCTTGTTGGCGCTGATCCGCAGGTACACGTCGCTGCCGCCCATCTGCTTGATGGCGGACTTCTTCTCCGGGGCGTATTCCCCACGGACCGCGCGCAGGGCACCCAGCAGGTCCTCGTCCACGCCGGACTGCTGGCGCCAGTCACGGGCAGCTTCGTAGGCGTCACGAATGTATTTCGCCAAACCGTCGGAAATGACGCGCTCGCTGGCGGAATCTTCGTCGGTGGCGGTGGGGTCGTTAGCTGGTGGGTCGACGAGCTGGGTGTCCCGCAAGGGACCCGGGTCTGGCTGGGCCGGAGTGGAGCCGGCGCCGACAGGATTCCCCAGCGCGCCACGAACCAGAGACATTGCCATGGTGAGAATCCTGACGGGTGATGCGGTACAGTATCCGCAATGTTGAGCCGAGACGCCACTATGTCCGAGCTGTCCGTTCCCACGAGCCCGGCACCCAGCGCGGGTCCCGGGGGCGCCTTGACCGAACTCCCCGCCTCCCAGCCCAGCCCGCTGGCCGTGGGCATCCCGCGGCAGTTCCTCGAACGGGAGGTGCTGGAGCTGGCCCGCCGCGTCGTCGCCCAGTTGGACTCCCCGCGCGCGCTGGCCCTCGACATGGGGCTGGATACCGCGCAGTGGAGCGTGCTGGAACATCACCCGGTCTACAAGTCCGCACTGGCGGCGGCGCAGGCCGAGGCCAACTCCGCGGCGGGGCTGGCCGATCGCGTCCGCCTCAAGGCCATGGTGGTGCTGGACCGCGGCGGCCTGCTCGACATGGCGCAGATCATCAACGACGCCGGCGTCTCGGCCGCCGCCCGGGTCGGTGCCTTCAACGCGGTGATGGAAGCGGCCGGTATCGCCAAGCAGAAGGACCAGACCGCCTCGCAGGCCGGCAGCGGTCCGCTGGTGGTGATCCACCTGCCCACCTCTGACGGGGCGCCGATCATCGTAGGCCAGCCAGTCGAGGCCGCCTCATGACGAAGCAATACGTCGCCTCGCCCACGATCGCCAAGCTGCTGACTACCTACGACCAGTTCAAGGTCACCACCCTGCTCGGGCCGATCGGTGGCGGCAAGACCGTCGGCGTGATCATGGCGCTTTTCACCATCATGAACGCCCAGCACCCGGACGAGCGCGGCCGCCGGCGAACCCGCTTCGCCGTGGTGCGCAACACGCGCCAGCAGCTCAAGGACTCGGTGCTCAAGTCCGTCTTCGACTGGGTGCCGCCGAACGGCTCCAGCGTGGTGTGGGCCGAGACGAACATGACGCTCACCATCGCCTACGGCATGCCGGACGGCACCACGGTGTACAGCGAGTGGATGTTCCGCTCACTGGACAACGAGGACGACGCGCGCAAGCTGCTCTCGGTGGAATACACCGCCGGCTGGATTTCCGAGTTCCGTGAAATCCCCATGCAGCTGCTCACCGACCTGCGCTCGCGCATGGGCCGCTACCCGTCGATGTCGGACGGCGGTCCCACGTGGTCCGGCGTGCTGGCCGAGTCGAACATGCCGGTCGAGGGCAGCGAGTGGTACCAGTTGATGGAAATCGACCGCCCGTCGTGGCTGCAGACGCTGAAACAGCCACCGGCGATGGTCCCGAACCCGGACGTCGTGGACGGCTGGAAGATCAACCCGCTGGCCGAGAACCTGCGCTGGCTCGTGAAGGGCTACTACGAGTCGCTGCTGGAGGGCGCCAGCCGGTACTGGCTGCAGGCCATGCTGCTGTGCGAGTACCCGCCGTCGCTGGACGGTCGCGCGGTCTACGCCCAGTCGTTCAAGCGCGCGACGCACGTCTCGCCGACCGCGCTGTCCTCGTGGCAGTTCGGCGATATGTCGCCCACGCTGGTGATCGGTATCGACCAAGGTCGTAACCCGGCCGCGGTGATCTGCCAGCAGCAGCCGCGCGGCACGCTGTACATCCTGCGGGAATTGTTCGGCACGAACATGGGCATGGAGCGGTTCGCCGCCGAGGTCCTGCGGCCGGCGCTGTCGCACAAGCAGTTCATCGGCGTGCCGACGCTGTGCGTGATCGACCCGGCCGGCTACGCGAAGTCGCAGAACAACGACATCTGCCCGGCCGACGTGCTCAAGCAGATGGGCTTCAAGGTGATTTCGGCGCCGACCAACGACCCCACGCGGCGGATCGAGGCGGTGGAGCGGCTCATGATGCGCGGCGACGGCCTGCTGATCGACCCGGACTGCGTGGAGCTGATCCGTGGCATGGCCAGCGAGTACCGCTTCCGCCTGCGCAAGAGCGGCGAGACGGAAGACCGCCCGGAGAAAAAGCACCCGGTGTCGGACCTGCAGGACGCGCTGCAGTACGCCGCGCTGATCGCCGGTGGCGTGAACTACGGCCGCATGCTGTCGCACCACACCACCGGCAGCCGCGTGAAGATGGCGCCGCCGACCACGGCGTGGACCTAGAGCGCGTCGATCGACGCCTGCAGGTCGCGCACGAGTTCCGCCATGATCAGTTCGAGCACCGCGATTTTCATGCCGTTGGCAACGTCGCTCCCCCGCGTGATGTCGCGCACCGCACGGTACAGCCGAGCCTCGTTGTCCAGCGGCTCGGCGAACTCCAGTATCAGGGGCATTTCAGGTCTCCGGGGCGCAGCGTAGCGCTGCCTCATGGAGTGTACGGTACAGCAGTCCGTCGCCTGCCTTGTTCTGCAGCGACACCTGCGCGCGGGCGTTCTCGGTCAGCAACAGCCACCCAGCCGGGAGGGTCGACAGGGCGTCAGGGAACGCCGCGAACGCGCTGCGCAAGCACTCCGCTGGAGTAGCCGGGCGCACCTGCGGGACCGGCGGCAAGACCGCCTTGCGCGGCGCGGTTGTACAGGCGGACATACTCAGGATCAGCCCAAGGGCTACCGGGACAGACCCCAGCCACGGCCGGCGTCGCCGGGGAGGTGAAATGCGCATGCGAGATCTCCTTTTCCAATCCGGCGTTGGCGAGACGCAGCTGCGCCAGTTGGGCATTGAGGTCGGCCGTCTTGCCCTGCTCCTGCTGCAGCTGCTGGCGGGCGGTCGCCGCGGCGGCCTGCTCCTGCTCCAGCCGCTCGGCCATCGCCTTGTCGGCCTGCGTGACTTCGGCGTGGGCTACCTTGACCGCGGCCCGGGTGGTGAGCCAGTTACTGAACACGTAGCCGCCGGCAAAGCCGAGTCCGAGCAGCACCAGCACACCCACCACGATCAGCATCCACTGTTTCATGTCACCGCTCCTAGGCCACCGGCTGGACGCCAAGACCCTGCAGTTGAAACCGCAAGCGTGCGGCCACCTCCTCCGCCGCGCGGCGGGCCTCGATCGAAGCGTCTACCTGTTTGCCCATGACTTCAAGGCGGGCCTCCATCTTGTCCATATCTGCCCGCCACTTCGCGTCCGAGTCCGCCATGGTCTGGCGCAGGCGCGCGATGTCGGCTTGCAGGCTCTGGATCATATTTCCGCCTGCCGTGAGGGAGGTGACGTCCAACGCCGCGCTGGCGTCGTCGACCTTGTTCTTGCGGTTCCACACCTTGACGGCGCCGAGACCCGTTGCCAGCCCACCGATAGCGATGCCGAACGCCTTGAAGGTGTCGGCATTGAAAAACTCCGGCATGGCCATTAGGCAGTTCCCCTGTCGCGACGCGTGGCTTCGGTTCGGAACACCATAATCAGCGCCATCAGGGTCAGGATAATGTATCCCGTCAAGATTGGCAGCGGCGGTCGCAGCGGTGTCCCCGTCACAGCGAAACCATAAGTCACACTGCCCCACAACGCAACCGTAGCGATATTGATCGTATACGCCCACCACACCCGGGGAACCGGGTCAAATATCCGCCACCAAAGACAAAAAGCGTCCAGAAAGAAAATCGCCGCCCAGATCGCGTCATCCTCCGGTGGCGAAAATACAATCAAAATCCCGTGGATCGTGGCGGCCAGCGCCATCAACCAGCGAATCGTCGTCGACGTGCCATAGCGCAGCGCGTCGTACAAGTCCCATGCCCACGGGAGCGGGCGCACGGTCAGGCCGCCACGGGCAGGACGAAGGCGTCGGACATCCCGCGGTCGAACTTCGCCGCCACCTTCGCCGCCGCTTCCGCCTTCGTGATCTTCCCGTCGTGGTCCGCATCGAGCCCGGCGTTCTGCCGGTACGCCACGCCGCCGGCAAACAGCACGGCGTCCTCCGCGGCGCCAATGTATTTCGGCATCAGGATCGCCATGTACATGTCCGACAACGTGTGGATGCGGTGGGCGTACGGGGCAAAGTATTTCTCGACATAGGCCAGCTGCTCGACCGCGGTCATCGTGGCGAGCGCGTCCACCGTCGTGCCGAGGCCGGAGGCGGTCGTGGGCATGAACTGGATCAGGCCAACCGCGCCGCTGCCGGCGCCGTTGCGGATGGCCGGGCTGAACGTCTCCGCCGACTCGAACGCCATGCACGCCATCAAACCCGCGGCGAGTTCAGGCGTCCAGCCGAGCCGGCGGCACATCGCCAGCAGCGCCTGCACGAACTCCGTGCTTACCTTGCGACCCCACGCCAGTCGAATGATCATAGACCCACCTGTGCTTCGATCGCTGCGATCCGCGCTTCCAGCCCGCGGGCAATGAACACTGACAGCTCGTCGTACCGCAGCCCGTAGCGGTCGCCCGCCGGCACATAGGGCTGCACAACCTCGCCGGTCTCCGGGTCCGTCACCTCCGGTTGCTCGACCCACTGATCGTAGCAAACAAACCCGTAGTGCATGGGGTCGAGATTATGCGCCTGCATAATCGCGATGACGGTCTGCACGGTAATGCCGACATGCAGTCGCGCGTCCGCGCCTTTAAGCTGGACCGCGGTCAGCCACTGGTACGTGCCGAGTGCCTGCGCGACGTCTTTGGCCGCCGCCAATTCATCCGCGGTCAGGGCCGTAATGGCGGTTTTCTCGCGGGCGTCGGAGGTGTTAATCGTGCCTGTCGTGGCATACACCACCGTCCAGCGCGCCGACGACGTACCGAACGTCTTGGAGTTGTCGACCGCGGGGAGCAGCACGCCTGACAACGTGAAGTTCCCTGTCTCACCAAACGTATACTGCACCGCAATGCTTGCCGTGTTGGGCGACACCGCGAGCTGGATACCCGCATTAGTGAACTGAATGTCGCGGCGCTTGGTAGTGCTGAACTGCGCCACGAGGCCCGGATTGGACCCCGGCGAGCCAAACGAAATGGAGCTGCCCGCGGGCGAGGACCCGGGGTTGTTAACCGTGAAGGTATCCACCCCTCCGAGGGCGCAGTTGACCGTCATCGCACCGCCCACGGTGAGCGCCCCCGCGCTGCTCACGGTCGCCTGCCCTACCGCGCTGTCGCGACCGTTCGGCCGCAGGTACACCATCCCTCCCGCACCGCACGACAACACCACGCCGGCGCCGTCCGTGCTGAAATACCCGTTGCCCTTGATGTCCCCGAGCACGGTGAAGTTGTCCGCTGCCGTCAGCTGTTTCGTCCCCTGCGCCAGCGTCAGCACACTGTTACCCGCGCGGTCAGTCAGGGTCAGGTCGTTGGCGGTGCCGGCGATCGGCGCAAGCACCAAGCCCAGCGCCGGGTCCTTGTAGACCGCGCCCTGCTGGAACGCCCCCGCACCCGTGATCACCACACCGTTGTTCGCCGTCAGCGTGTCCCACGCGGTCAGCTTTTTCGTGCCGGTGGCCAGCGTCAGGACCGATAGCCCGTTCGGGTCGGTGAGGGACCAGTCGTAGGTGGCCGCCGTCTTGGCGCCGTGCACGACGCCGAGCGCCGCGGAGTAGTAGATCGCCCCCTGCTGGAACGCGCCGGCCGTGCCGAGCAGCAGGCCCGCGCCGAGCGTGGCCAGTCCGGCGACGCCGAACGTGCCATCCACCGTCACGTTGTGCTCGAACGTGGCGCCGGTGTCATCCATCAGGAACTGCAGTCCGCCGGTGCTGGAGGCGATGAACAGGTTGTTGCCGGCGTTCATGCCGTAGTCGTTGCCGATCGTCCACGTGCCGCCCGGGCCGGTGGCGAAAATCAGCTCGGCGCTCTGGCTGCCCGCGCCCATGTTCGCGTTCTGCACCGCGACCGCCGTGCGCCCCGCCGGCGCGTTGCTGCTCACGTGCAGCGGGTAGACCGGCTTCCCGCCGATCCCGAGCATGAACGGCGACGGCAGCCACGTGTTCCCGGTGGTCCAGTCGACCATCAGCACGTCGGTGAAGACCTCGGCGCCGGCCACGCCGGTCACGCGCTTGACGTGGTAGTCGTTGGCGTGGCCGGGCACCTCGGTGGTGGCGCCCACCTCCCAGCGCGCCGCACCGTTGACCGTGAAGACGTGGCTGGCGTCCTCCTGCTCGTCCGGCTTGTCGATGGTCACGTAGGTGCTGTTGGCGTACGCCCCGTACCAGCCGAAGTCGGACATCGGCCGCGGTCCGACCACCAGCTGGCGCAGCTCCTCGGTGGGCGGCCCGGGCGGGCCTTGCGGGATGCCGAGCGAGAGCTGCTGGTGCGGACTGGTGCCGTCGATCTGCGCCGTGGCGGCCTCGCCGGCAGGCAGGGTGGTCACCGTGCCGATCGTCAGCACATTCGGCGGGCCTTGCGTCCCCACCAGCTCGGGCGGCGGCACCACCGGGATCGCCTCGACGAGGTTCAGCGGGCTGTCGCTGGCCAGCAGCACGATGTCAATCTCGCGCCCACCGGAAATCTGCTCGCTGACGTGGTACGACCAGCCGTTGTACTCCAGATTCGTCCAGTCGGCCGTCGGCAGGTCGATGCTGAACCGCCCCTCGGCGTCGAGGTCGGCCCGCTGCTGCTTCGGCACGACCAGCACCATCTCGCCGGTGCCGTCGTCGACCCGCAGCACCTGCTCGGAGGTGAACTCGATCGAGCCCACATTCGCCATGCCGTCCAATCGCAGGTACTGCCCATAGACGGTGGCGGTCGTCCAACCGGGAGGCAACAGAGACATGGCGGGGTTTCCGGGCGATGGATTGCCCGGAAGCCTATCCTACCGCCCGCTCAACCGCCAGCGTGCAGGCGTTCCTGATCGCGGAACCAGTCCACCGCCTCCTGCAGCATCCCCCGCGCGTTCGGCGTGACGTTCTCGCCGAACCCATACACCGACACCGGCGCGTTGACCGAGCCGGAGTGGGTCACCACGAGCGCGCGCACGCCGGTGTTGTGCCCCTGCTCGATCGCGGCCGCCAGCGCGTGCATCATCACCGGCACGTCCTGCAGCCGCTGGGTGTCCTCGGCGACCACCATGTCCTGCCCGTACGCCCCGGGCACATGGTCGGCCGCATACAGCGCCTCGCGCAGCCGGTACCCCTCCAGCTCCCAGATCTTCCCCCGCGCGCTCTGGTACGCCCAGTGCTCGCCCTCTTTCTGGTTGTACGACGCGGCATCGGCGCACGCGCTCTGGCCGAGCACCTCGAACCCGTTCGCCAGCGTCAGCACGCACACGGTGGTGCGCTCGGTCATGCGGTGCATCGCGCTGGACACGATCACGCGATCGATGTCCGCCTCGCTCAGTTTCTTACCCATGGTCATCGCCTCTATGAGTGGCGCGCGGAAGTGCGCGCCGAAGCGACTGTACACCTAGTCGCCGTAGGCCATGAGCATGGCGAACTGCAGCACCCCCATCACGGTCGACCGCGGTTCCTCCGTCTCGTGCCGGAACAGGACCTCCTGCTCGCGCCGGTCGCGGATCACGATGCACAACACGTCCGGTGAGATCTCGCCGGCCTCGATCTGCTCGATCGTCTGGCGCAACTTCGCGAGCATCGCCGTGTGGTCGTCGGCGACCCGACGCAGCGGCACGACCTCACTCATGGGCCGTGTGCCGGTGCACGTACTCGCTCTCCAACCACGCCAGCGCGCCGCGCATCTGGTACACGTCCGGGTGGTGGTCCACCCAGCACGACATGCGCGCCCCGCTGACCACGAAGCCCGTGCCGATGAACGACTGCAACTGGCCCTCCTTGGCCATGGCGAGCAGATGGTCCAGCGCCTCGATCAGCACCGGGTTCGGCGTGCCGGCCTCGGGCACCGGCTCCCCGCCTTTCAGGGTGACGACGTTGGTCACGAGCCGACCACCGCGCCGTCCGGCTCCCACGTGAACTCACCCACCGGGCGGTGCATGCGGCAGCTGCAGCAGTACGTCCCGCTGTAGAACGCGGGGTCGCGGGCGTACGTCTCGGACAGCGGCTGGCTCATGGTGGTCACCGCGCCGCAGGTGGTGTGCCGGTAGGTGTCCCGGTACGGCCGCACGAAGCCCTTGGCCCGTTCCTCCTCGCTGAGCACGAGGTACACCTCGGCCTGTGCCACCGGCGCGTCGTCGTGCCCGTGCGTCAGGCGCGGGTCGCTGCGGTCGGTGGTGTGGCTACCCATGCCGCACACCGTGGGCAAAGGCGATCAGCGCCAGCAGCGTGCCGACGATCAGCAGCACGACCACCGCGTGTTTCTTGTACCACGGCGTGGACGGCGGCAGCACGGGGGCGGTGCCCGTGGTGGGCGGCGAGCCCATCTCGTCACCGGGGCGGGGGACCTGCTTCATGGCGCTCTCCTGT